TCCTTGGCTCATTCCTCGCCCTGCTCTGTCACCGACCGATACACATCGCAGGCCAGTTCCTCCAGCGCCTTCACCCCTTGATACGGCTCCGACGCCTCACGTTCTTCGGCGGTCAGCGTCTCCTCATACCCTTGGCGGAGCGTTCCCACCGTGTCCACGAAGTGCTCCATCAGCTCCTCTGTCAGCGCCTGTAGCATCGCTACTTTCAGCATCTTTCCGTCCATACTCACTCCTCCTCATAGATCTCTTTCGGTTCCTCCTCCAGATCCTTCTCTATCTCATACTTGATGCCCTCCAACACGGAGCGATACTCTCGCTCGTTCAGGTCTTGATTTTGTTCGTAGATCAGGCTCATGATCACACGGACTCTGCGTCTTTCGTCTGTCATAATGTTTCTTGTTTTTTTTGTTTCTTGTTTTGTGAATAGATTATTGCGCTAATGATTCCTCTTGGTGCATCCTCGTCTGGCTCTGGGCACCTCGCGGCATACGGCTCATTGCATCGCCTTCAGCGCCTCTGCGCCCACTCGCCGTTCCACCTGTTCCAAGCCTCCGTGTCGCTCTATCATATACAGCTTCACGCGGAGCTTTGCCAACTCCTCTACGTTGAGCTTCCCGAACGGCTTCCCCACGATGCGCGCATCCATACAGAAGGCGTTCACCCTGCTCCAGTTCGTCGTCTCTATGCCCATGCGTTGCATCTGGCGCAGCACCCGGCTACGCTCTTTGCGGCGTGCCATCTCGTCCACCAACAGATGCTCCATCGTGCGGCACATCAACTGATACTCCTGCAGCGTCATCTCGCGCAGACTCGTCGTACGGTGCAGCGTGTAGCGGTACACCAAGTCACGCTTCATCTCCTCCGCATCGCCCCCCAAATGGGGCGTCTGGCTCAGTTGATGCAGCAGCGCGTAGAACCGTCCATAGTTCCGGTTTCCCTCTGTGCCGCTGCCGTTCACACACTGTTTCTCTTCTTTTTCCATTGTTTTTGGGTTTTATCAATGTTTTTTCTTGGTTTATCTCTGATCTTTCGTTTTCTCACTCCCGATGCCCGTTTCTCTCCGGCACCCAGTGCACCGTTACCTCGGCTTTCAGCCGTCCGCTGCCCTCGCACATAGGACAGCACTTATACACCAACTCATGTTGCTCATCTTCGCCCATGATGCGTCCCACCCTGTGACACAGTGGGCACTCATGCCATCGGCTCTCCATCCTCTCCGTCATGTGCCCCGGTCGCAACGTCACCGGGGGCTGCACGAACAGGTCTTGTTCTATAGCGCTCATGATTCGTGTTCCTTATGGTGATCTGTCGGTTGATGTCCCGGCAGGTTATTCGTGGTTTTCAGCACTCCCTCGTCCCACACCGTGAAGCGCACCCCCGGCTCCGGGATGAAGCGACCTTGGCAGTATGCCTCATAGCCGATCACGCGGATCTTCACACCCGCCAAGTATTTCAGCCTTTCCGCCGGCTTCCCCATCGGGCGTCCCTTCGACTCTTGCGAGATGTAGATGAAGCTCTTATGCGGGAACAGCCTGTGCAGCTCCTCCGTCTGCTCATAGCTCATCTTCGAGTGTTGGAAGCTGTCCACGATCACGAAGCTCGGTCCCTTCGGGCGTTTCAGCCGCTCCACTAACTCCTCATAGGTGTCCGTATCCACCACTCGGAAGCGTCCCTGTCGCTCCCCCATATGGAAGCGCTCCAGTCTGGCTTTGAACGACTGGCTCGTGCCCTCCTCATAGCTCATGTACAGCACCACACCATACTCGCATAACTTCTTAGCCAACTGCATCACGAAGCTGCTTTTACCTGAGGCACTCGCCCCACTGATGAACCACACCTCATTCCGTTCCGGTTCCCCGAAGCATTGCTTCCAGCGTCCTTCCCACGGTATCGTCTTGTAGCTCTTTCTCAATATGTCCTTCGGACTATATGCTCTTTTCATGTTTCTCAATATATTTATTGTGTTATGTTTTTCACTCAAAATTTAATCGCATGATTTCACTCACCGTAAATGTTATAATCTCGATATCCTCTATCCGCACCGACACTTTCCTTTCTAACCTGTCTCTTGCTCATAGTCTTATTGTCTTTTTAGTTTCTCAATCTCAGTGTACACCCGTCGCAGTCCGCCACCCGTCTTGCGTGCCAAGGCCGCCACGTCCGCCCCCTCCGGAGCGTTCACCCGCGCCACAGCCACCGCCTGACGCATCAAGAACTTCTCGCGCTCCTTACCGTCCTCCGGCGTCACACGGCTGTAGCGGTCGCCATAGCGGCTCAGCATCTCCGTGTAGCCCACCTTGCGGCACTCTATCGAGCGGTTGATCTTCTCCTTCAGTCCGTCCGCACCCATCATATACCATGCGCAGCACCTTTCCGTCGCGTTCCACAGCGCTTTCAGTTCGAGGAACGCCTCATACTGTAGGTCGCCCGCCTCGTCCAACACGATCAGCGGTCGCTCTATCGAGCGCAGGTAGTACACCAAGTCATCATACACATCGCTGTAGCTTCCTTTGCTGTCCACCCCGAACTCCGCCGCTATCTTCCGGATCAGCTTACGTTTCGTCTTCACCTGCGAACAGTCCACATACACGGCGTTCGCATGGCTGCCCACATACAGCCGGGCGGTATAGGTCTTCCCGATGTTGGGCAGGTCGCAGAGTATGGCGCTCAGACCGCTCTCCTGACACGCTTTCAGCTGCGTCGTCACAAACTCGTAGGTCTCCGTCTTCGCCGGGCGCCACTCCATCTCGCCACGCAGATGCACGCCCAACTTGCGCGCCACCGTGATCCACATCGCCTCGCTCATCATCCGCTCCGTCTTTCCGTTGCGTAGCGAGCTGTACACGCTGCTACTGATGCCTAACGATGCCGCGTGCTTCGCATCGCTCGGGTAGTTGGCGCGATTCGTCTCTATCGCGCTGATGATCTTCTGTTGTACCTCTGTCGTAATCATAGTTATGTCTTTGTTGTGTTACTTTTATCTATAGTTATCTACCATCATCTATACATGGGTTTATCTCTCTGCGCCCTCGGCTGTCAGAGGCTTTCCAATGCGTGGTGGGGCATATTCCTCGTGGGCGGTTGCATCCAGTCCTCGACGCCCTCTTTCGGCGGTGGCAGCTCTACGAGCAGGTCGGCGCAGCTCTCCCCTCGGTGTCCCGGCTCCTCTGCAGGCAGCGCCACACGTGGTCGTTCCACGATGCCCACTCGGCGTATCGCGTGCTCGCTGATGTAGCGGTTGAAGGCGGCTATCTTCTTCCGCTGTTCCACGAACACCTCCCGATCTTGCGCCGTCGTCTCTGCCGCTGCCGTATTATAGGTGCCCACGTTCTCGAGCCGATCCACCAACATATCCCGCTGATAGATATACACGTCCGTCACCTCGCCCGCCTCATTACGCAGCAGATAGGCGTCCACCTTATAATTGTTCGGCGCCAACTTCTCCAACACCTCCGTGCTGCTCAGCCACCAGTCCGTGTACTCGATCCGGCAGTAGCTGTTCCGTCGTATCGTCGTCTGCAGATGTTCGCCCACATAGCGTGCCATCAGTGCGCGGTTCAGCGGCTGCAACGTCGGATTCAGATTCGCCTCCAACACCTGCCACCGCGTCATGCCCGGATACTTCCGCTGATTCGTATGCAGCGCATTGTTATACTCCTCTATATCCCGCATATCCTCCGCGATCAGCTGCTCCCAGCTGTAGTACTCATAGTCCTCATAGCGGTCATTCTCCTCGTCGAACACCTTCTGGCTCTCCGTCCGGTAGCGCGAGTTCTTAGCGTAGAACCTTCCGATGCCCACATGATTCCGATGCTCCACACTGCGCTTCTTCGCCCCGTTGAAGGCCTCTGCCGTCTTCTCCTGCGAGTTCATCGGTGCGCAGAAGCGCACGAAGGGGAACATCACCCCGGCTTTCAAGAAGCTCTCCTTCCACTGGCTCATCAGGTGGTTCTCCACCTCTACCTCCATCGGGCAGCCCCAGCCCTTACGCTCGATCAGTCGGAACATGTTGCGGAACATCTCCACCACCAAGTCCTCATTCTTCTTCCTATTGTACGCATACCCGATGCAGCACTGGCTCGCCACGTCGTAGGCGTAGTAAGCCTTCGGTCTTGCCTTCGTGTCCCGCAATTTGCGCGGCAGGTCGCGGTCGTCGAACGTCACCTTCGACAGCGAGAACTCCGGCGCGTGCCGGTGCATGTGCGGCATCGACTCGTGCATGAAGGTCGTGAACGTATTCAGCCTATGCTCTATCAGGACGCGATTCTTAGGCAGCGTCATGTAGCTCGTCACCGTCGACTCGCTCAGCACCATCGGCTCGCCCTCCTTCGTCTCGAAGTCCTTCGGCTTGAACAGTTCCCCCGTCTGCGGATCGTAGATGTCCAGTTCCCCGCACACGAACTGATTGTACAGCTCCACCACCTGTGGCACCGTCGGTCTATTCGGTAGCACCGCTATCGACAGGATCAGCCGTTCCGTATTCTGATCCACCTTCCGCGCCGACTGGTTCCCGAACTTCCCGCTGATCAGGCACCCGTAGCCCTCCCGCCGGTACTCAGCCACCTTCTTGCGGAACCGTAGCGTCGACGTCGGCAACGTATGTCCCACCTGCCGACGCAGGCTCTCCACCGTCGCCGCCATCATCTCCCAGTCGTAGCCTCTGCCCATCAGCTTGTTGATCAGGACCCCGTTGTCATGCAGCTTGATGCAGCAGTTCAGCACCGAAGCGTTCACAATATACTCATGCTTACGCTCCGCACTCAGCCCCACACCAGTGCTTTCGAGGTCGTTGAAGTAGACCACCGCTCTCTGATCCAACTCATAGTTCGAGCGCACCCAGCCATCCAACATCTGGCGGTCGCCATACGGATACGCGGCATACACGCGCTCCTTGAAGCGATCCGGCAACGACTCCACACTCACCAGAGCGTAGTTGCCCGGTCCGCGTCCTTGCCGCAAGACCTTCAGCCGCTGCTCACGCACCATCCGCTTGTAGTTCGACAGGCTCATCACACCGCCCTCTACCAACTCGTCGAGCGTGATGCACCATCTTCCATCGTAATACTCCATAGCTTTCGCACTCCTTTCTCCGCTCATGCCGTCACGTGCTTCACCGGTAAGCTGCCGGCCCATTGCTGTATCGCCTCGATGTCGCACACCCGCACCTCGTCATATTGACGCACCAACCTGTTGCCGGCGAAGACCCTACACCACCCGAACTGCTTGCTGAAGACCAACAGCACCCCGTTGCCCAGCGTCTGCACCATGCAGCCGTTCGCGTCGTGCAGCGTCTCCACCACCGGCAGCTCCCACACCTCCGCGCATCCATGCTGACGTGCTGCCAGTCGGATCCGCTGTGCCAAGTTGCTGTCTCGCTCATACGACACCGCCCCACGCACCATACGTGCCGTACAGCGGAACACCTCCGTCAGGAACGCCACATCCTCCGACGTCACCGCTATCCGACGTCTCCTCTCTTCCAACGCGGCTCGCAGCGCCTCGATACTCAGCTCCTGCGGCACCACCGCCTCCCGTTCCTCCCTCACTCGGCGACACTCATACCTCCTTGTCTCAGCCTCTCGCTCCGCAGCTGCTGCCACCGATACCTCCTCCGCTACCACCGTCGTTCCCTTCTGCACATCGTCCACTGGGTGCGCAGCCGTCGGCGCCACGGCCATCGTAGCACCCTCCATCAACTCCTTTGTCATTCTCCTTGTTACCATAGTGTTTATCAGTTTTAAGTTGTAGAATTCGTTATCTTCGCCGCGATTGTTTCACCGCTTAATACCATCGGCGTTCTGCCGAGTCGCCAAGTTCCGCAGCCGACACCATGTGTTTGTCGAGAAGGGGACTCTTTCGAAATCGACATAACCACTCTTCCTGAATATACCGCTTTTCTGTGGCTTCACCTTCTATGCAACTTATCAGCTCTGAACCACCACTACTTAGTGGAACCAAGACCGCTGAATACGTTTGCCCTGAACCTGTCCGGTTCTGCTGCCGACCTCTGATTTTCTTACTTATCATATTCTCTCGTTTTAGGTTTGTGTTTTTCGCTCCTGTTTTGTAACTTTGGCGCGACGTTCATCTTGGAACACGCTGCAATATTCGCAACTTTTTACGAATATGCCAAAACTTTTCGTGAGAAATTTCGATTTAATATCAAAAATCATGGATAACCTCGACACAATTCACAACAGAATCAAACAGGTAGTAGATACCTTAGCAGATGGCAAAAACACGCTTTTAGCTGCCCATATCGGGGTTAGTGAGGCGAATATTCGCGGATATATAAAAGGAAATATGCCGAAAGCAGATTTTCTCGAAAAAATCGTAAGAAGTTACGACGTTTCATCTGAGTGGCTACTAACTGGACAAGGAGAGATGCTCCGAAACAAGCAACAAAATTGTCAACTCAGAGGTGAGAATTCGCCCGAAATCGTAACAAATCCCGATAATCTTTCCACAGTCGATCAACCGACCGCCGAGGCAACTCCCTCTGTAGATCCTTCCATGGGCATCCCCCTCATTACCGTCGACGCCATGGCGGGCTACCTTCGCGGCGAGGTCTCTGTGATGGACGCCGACTGCGATCGCTTCGTCATCCCCGGCGTCGTTGCCGACTACATCATCCCCGTCCGCGGCGATTCCATGGTTCCGCTCTATCACTCCGGCGACCTCGTAGCCTGCCGTCGCCTATCTCTTTCCGACCTCTTCTTCCAGTGGGGCAAGGCCTATGTCCTCGACACCACCCAAGGCGTTGTCCTCAAACGCCTCCGTCCCGGATCTTCCCCCGACACCGTGCTCCTCGTTTCCGAGAACACTGCCTACGACCCCTTCGAGCTCCATCGTGACGACATCTATCACATCGCCATCGTCACTGCCCTCGTCCGCATCCTCTGATTTCCCTTATCCTGACCTTACAATCCCCTTACCTCGACCTTAATTCTCCTTATCCCGACCTTACAACGCTATCTACCTTACCCTTAAACACTACTGCCCTTACCCTCTCAATCACTACCTACACATTCCTCTCAATCACCTTAGAACGCCCTTCGAACACTCTTAGGATGTCTTTCCTATGCCACTCTATTTTCTTTCACCGTTCTATATTCTCTCACCCGAACCTATCTCACATATTCAGATCTATCGCACACCCTGATTTATCTCCACATATTCAGATCCATCGCACACCCGGACTTATCTTGCACGCCCTAACTTATCTCCGCATATTCAGATCCATCGCACACCCGGACTTATCTCGCACACCAGAACCTATCTCCGCACCAAGATTGTTTCATTTTCTCATTTTCCTGCATCGTCTTTCGCTAATTTTCCAGATCAAGCTCTGTCTCCATCCATCAATCCATTGCTATCACTTTGCCGCCCCTCTGCCGTCCCTGCCTTTCGGGCATCTTCCTCATGCTACCTTCCTTCGATCTTCTGCCACTGCCTTATGACCACCCCCGACAATTCCACTGCTCCTCGGTCATCCTCCAGCTGCCTTCCACCGATCCTCCGACATCGCGCTCTGACTACCCCGACAATCCCCACTGCTCCTCTGCCATCCTCCTGTTGCCTTCCACAGATCCTCTGACATCGCGCTCTGACTACCCCGACAAACCCCACTGCTTCTCTGCCATCCTCCAGTTGCCTTCCACAGATCCTCCGACATCGCGCTCTGACCACCTGTGAAACCTCTATTCAAGGCAGTGATCCCCCCTCGCATCTTCCATCCGCACATATACCCCCGTGCACAATATTCTCTAACCCATATTTGCGCCATTTTTGCCCTAAAATAGGGGGTAATTTTCCTCTATTTCATTCCTCGTTTTTTGCCTTCGATTTTTTCAAAATGGTATTTTTGTCCACCCAGCTATTTGTACCCTCGCAACCCCAAATTCATATCCCTATTATATCTCAAAACATATCCCTATTGCATATCCCTAATCATATCCCTATTCCAATCTCATGTGCACACCAACACTTATTTTGTGCATAAATTTACCCATCTTCGCCGTCTTCGAACATTTCTCAGAATCCATTCTAAACTCGTCGAAGACTCCCCTCGAAGAGCCCTTCAACCCACTATACGTCGAGCCGACTTCTTGCTCCGGCTTTCTACCACTGGAGCTCCACCCGCTGCCTTTCGCGACCTATCTATAGCCTCCCTGATTTATCTTTGATCTCGCTTCGTTTCTCGCTTCATTTCTCGCTTCGTCTTTTGCTTCCTTTTTGCTTTAATTTTTCCTTCATTACCCCCGCACAAATTCATCTCTCTGCTTCCTCAGATCACGTTCTACGATCCACCTAAATCGCGTTCAGAAGCCTCTCAGATCGCATTTGTGGATCTTTCGAATCGCACATTCAGATGCCGGTCGCATTGCATTCTTCTACTATTCTAAACTCATTCTATTCCCATTCTACTTTCCACATTTCAAGCCCTATCTTTACCCGGTATCACACCCCCATTTTCAGCCATTCTTCAATACCTATCTCCATCTCCAGACATCCTCCGTGTGCACACACAGCGAGCGGGGATCCGGCGCCAATTAGCAACCAGATCCCCGCTACATAAACCTTCATAAATTTGATGTAAATTTTCGAGCGTTCACCGCCCATCTCGATATCCTCATTTGTAAATCGAAATTAAACCATTGTAAACGCTTCGTTTTACGCCGTTTCATTCGATAATTTATCATAACTTACACATTTCCAACAATTTCAAAGCATATCATCTCCACGCCATTTTATACGCTTCGTTTTGTGCCCGTTACGTGGCGGCTGTTTTGCATATATATATCTGTCTACAACCCCGATACATCCTCCGCACTCAGCATCCTAATCGCTTCCTCTAACGCAGCTCCATGCTCCGAAGGAAATAGCGGACGGCGGGGCGACGACTCTTGCAGAGGAGCCACGCCAGCATGGGGAGCAGGAAGGAGGCGAAGTAGAGTATCTTAAATACAATCATATCATAAGGGGTTTGTGATTACTGTTTGTCCGGCTTCTCTTCGAGTTCGAGATTCAGAAAGCCGTTGGAGGCATGGCGGATGATCCGCTCGGCATCGTCCACAAGGAGGACATCGCGCTTCCAACGCTCCACGAACTTATGGTCGCGGCGCATACTGCGGATGGCTCTGTCCAGTCGGTCCTCGGTGATGTCCCATACGTGGCCTCGCTCATAGACGCCACGCGGCTTGGTGGCGACCAGCGACAACACCCGGCGTCGCACAAGGCGAAGCTCGGTTCCGGAACGAGCCATCAGCATACATTCGCGTTTACTATCCAGGATGGTGACCCATGTGCGGTGCTTGTGAATCAGGCTCACGAGCTTGCTGTACATTGTTTCCTTCATGGGCGGCTCATCGGATAAAGTCACGCAATACATCGCTCATGGAACGGGCAAACACCACTTCGCCGCTCTTGGAGGTCTGCTCTTCGAGTTCGTTCTGCACTTCTATGCCGAGCATCTCCAAGGAGTCGTAGAGCGTCACGTAGATGGTGTCGCACATGCCGGAATCGTCGGTGATGCAGTTTACCTTATATATAAAGTCGAAGGTAGGGTCGGAATAGGCGCAACACTGTTCGCCCA